AAATAGCGTTTGTACTGCCATCGTGATTTGTTGATGACCATTTACGGATTGCATTAAGTAACCAGATAACCCTGGGAAGGGTGTCAACTGGTTCCTTAATCCGAAACGGTTTCACATCACAGCCATTAAAATAATAGCCGCCGCAAGATTCGCGGAAGAAACCCCTTTTAAAAGATTTCTTCTGATTGATACAAAACCCTATGCTTTCACATAAAGCGGCATATCGATCATAGCACGTTGCTGGGAGTATTACATCATCCCCGAAGACTACCACATTGTGGCCAATCTTGGGTTTGATTCCCTGCTCATGCATAACTGCCATGGCTAGCGTTAAGAAAATTAACGTCTCTAGCTCAAAAGTGAAACCATTCCCCATAGAGGAGAATTGCTCCCATTTCACATGCTCACCCGTATCAGGCCAATGGCCTGACTTAGAACGAACTGCATTCAGTTCCGTATACCAATCGTCTGGGGTTTGATTCCAGACAACACGATCGGTTATCGAAGCTGACGCATTTGCGAAATCGACAGTTGCAAAGTAGCCGTTGACTGAACCCTGACGGGCGAGTCGCTGGTTAATTTGCCACGAATAGTCGAGATTTAACCCGTGAAGACTGAGAGCATCACGTATACCGGCACCGAGCCCTAACTGTAACATCATGTTAAGGTCCGGTTCTTTACCGATAGTACGTTCGATCTCAGCGTTCTTAGGAACGGTCGAGACCTCGTTTGAGGTCACAATCTTCATCCTAACCCGCTGCTCCTCTGACCCCCACACATTCGTGAGGTTCAAGAGAGCGTTTGCGCGAGTATAGGCCTCAGGTGTAACGTCCAGAGGCGATCTGCTCGTACCAAATTTAAAGTACGGTGCTCCAAACTCGTATTTCCGCGATGTGCTCGCCCCCCCGGAAAATCGGGAAGACTTGTACACATCATAGGAGAAATCTCCGAGAATGTCTGCAGCTAACCTGCGCGCGTGTTTCAACAGAAGATTTCGTCCACGTAGTGGCAGGAAACCTTCTTCGTTAATACGACGATTCTTTGCTTCCTGTTCCCTGGCGATTGCCAGAGTTGGGGTAAGCAAATCATTGGTTGAATCTACCGACACGTACTTCCGAAGAAGTTCGCTTTTGAGGTAGTCAAACCGGAATGTATCAACACCCGGTTGTGTTGGCGCTTGGATGTGGCCTAGAAGGCTATTAACATCCAGAGGTTGTACAGCGAGATCAATAAGCTGTCTAGAAGACATAGTAGCTCCGCGGGGTTGCAAACCCCATCATGCAGTTCTATTAGAACCTCTTCCGTGACGCCTGACGTACCATGGTAAATGGTATAATTGTCAAGTATCGCAAACTCCGAACCGTTGGCAAAACCAACATCAGGCCCAGAGTTAAAGAGGTTTTCAACCAGATTTTCGTCATTCATATTAACAGGAATGTTAATAGAACGACTTCCCGGCGGCTAAATCAGCTTTAAGCTGAGTTAGTACCTCGAGATGGGTCTGGACTTCAGCTTGACACTCCGCAACCGTGGCGTGCTTACTGAAGTAGAACTTGACCGCAGAGGAATTGAATCCAT